CTGTGCCTGGATCTGCCTGCACAGTGGTCTGGCCTGCATCTATATCGCGCATTGATGATGGCCAAGAGATTTGATCCAAGATGTTATTAATGCGAGCGCCTGATAACTGCCCTGCGCTTGTACCTGTAACCGTAGTTATTTGGGCATTTTGTGCAAGCCTGAAGGCATCTACAGCTGAAATCACACAGTAAGACACATTATCGTTTGACTCCTGTGGTGTGATTGTCTGATAGCCAGTAATGAAACCGCTAAAAATAGGGTAAGTAACGCCGTTATGTGTGGCAGTAATTTGCAACTTACGCATTGGATCAAGCAGGCCATAAAAAGGCCCCGATGCGTTCATTGAATTGAAGTCTCCGTTTTGATCGACAATCCTCAGTGAGCAAGTGCCTGTTTGGAATTGGTCGGCTTCAGCGTTGCGACCGCGGCGCGTAGTTAGCGCATCAATGCGATCTGATACATCAACAATTAGAGCTGCGTTATCTGCCAAAACATTTGTACCCAAAATGCCCTGGTCTAAAATCATGGCTTGGGCAAAACTCGGCCCGGTGCCGAAGTTGATAAACGCGTTAAGTGTAGGTACTGCCATTACAGCGCCCCTGCAAATGTAGTGCTGTCACCGTAACGGTTAAGTTTTTGAAGCGCACGCTGCATGGCTTCGGTTAAGTAATCCTCAGTACCAACTGGGGTGTTAATAGTGATGTTATTAACCTGAGGTGGGCTATAAGTAAATGATGGGTTAGATGGGCTGTAGTCGTAAATGCCCTGTGGATTGCCTTCTGGCATGTTGCTGATCGATGCTGGTAGATCAGGCACGCTACCTGCGCCATACACAAATGAAGGTTGGGCTGGGGTGTAGTTGTAGATACCGCTTGGATTACCCATGTTGCCTATGTTGTTGGCTGCCTTGGCCGCCTGCTCTGCTAGGTAGCGTAAAGACTCAGCTGCAGCTAGTTCGGCTTTCATCTTGGCTGCATTGGCTATATCTAGCTCTGCCATGCGCTTGGCTGCGCTGTTGGCATCCTCATCCATGATTGTGAGCAAGCTGCGGATCCGAGCCTTTTCAGCTTCATCTGTGGAGTTAGCCAAGGCTTTTTCCAGGTTGATCCGATCTACATCAAACTTCTTTTTTAGCTCATCTAACTCTGCCTGCTTCTTTTTAGCAGCTAGCTCAGCAGCTGTAAGTTTCTGCTTTTCCTTTTCGGTTAGGTTTTGCTTCTTGATAGTTGCAACCAGTTTGGCACGCTCAGCCGTCTCGGTAGTGAAGTACATGGAAGTAGGGGAGTAAGGGGCATTTTTTAAGCGCTGCTCTTTACCTAAACTAGCCAAGTAACCACTGTTCATAAATGAGCTAAAAGCATCAGTTAAGAAACCACCTGTTTTGGTGGACTTAAACTTGTCTAGCAAACTGGCTACGCCTAGCAACGCATCGGATGAGCTTTGAGCAAACTTCTCCATTTCGGCCGTTGCCTTGGTAATGCCGTCTGCTCCACCTAAGAGCGCGATGCTGTCTAGGATGCCTTTGCCGATGATCTCCTGAACATTGGCCGATGAAACAGCCAAGGCATCCATTTGACCTGCATAGGTTTTGGTGGCGGCTAGCGCTTGGCCTTTAAATCGATCTGTGAGCGAAGCCATGATTTTGTCCATGTCACCGCTTGCCAAAACTGCCTTATCTAAACCTGCGCCAAGGCGACTCAACGCTGTGGTCTGCCCACCGTATGCCTTTGCCAAGGCCATCGATACTTCTTGTACTGACTTCGATGTGCCTTTTGAAACATTAAGAGCAAGCTCTAATCCTTTTTGGCTTTGAGTAAGTGAGCCAGTAGCTTGCAAAAGTGTTTGAAATGCCGGGCGAAGCTCATCGTCTAAAACTTTGTAGGTATCTTGAAGTCGGGCAATAAAGCCTTCAGTGGCAATAGTGGCAAAACCGTTGCCTGTATTTTTAAGCGCTACCTGTAAAGACTTGGCTGCCTTCTCATCAGCGGCAAATGCCTTAACCGATGCCTTGCCAAATGCGTAAATCTTTTGAGCTGCAAAGGTTGCAGCAAAAGCCTTGGCTAAAGCAAGGGTAGTTTTCTGGAAAGAGGTTAAATCTTTTTGGCCTTTTTTAAGAGCCGAGCCGTTCCACTTAGCTACTGCCGAGACAATTAACGATGCCATTATGCCCCCAGTGCGTATTTAGCTTGTGTATTAGTTGTGTTAAAAGTCTTGACCGCATTTTCGATGGCAAGATTGATAGCACGCGTTGCTCTGCCTTGATCCTCTGCAAAAGCTCTATAAATTAAGCGGCCTGTACTCATACGAGATACGCGACCGCGCTGGCCTTGTTGTCGTGGCCTTGCATTGACCAATTCACCATTTGCGTTTGCTCTAGCAATAAACTGCCTGCCTGCCTCTGGGTTCAAAGAAGTATTAATGTCTTTTCCTGAAGCCCAAACTGGAATAATCGGGCCTGCACCAAAGCGTTTACCTGCATAGCCAAGAGTTCTACCACCTGCTGGCTGACCATCTGGCCCAGATTTACGCCCAGCGGTTTCGTAGATTGCACCACCTGCTGATCTGTTCGCCACATAATGAGTCATTGAGAAGCCTGCGGCATTTCTTTTATTAGCGCCCTGATTGTAGGTAATACCTTTTTGAGTTTCAGCCTGGTCATATTTTGGAAATGCGCGGTAGTTAATTGTTTCAGTTGATGAAGCTGCTTTAGTCCAACCGCTGAGCATCGATGAATTAGCAGGTGCAAAGCCCCGGGCTTTATCGCGGATCGGCAACATCGCCGCTTTAATCTGTTTGTTCATGCCTTTGTACAAATCGTTATCGAACTCGCGCATGGCTTTAAGCGTGCCTTGTACGCCGCTGATGTTTACTGGCATTTACACGCTCCCTTGCTCGATCGCCTAACACTTGTAAAACTGCTTTAAACATAACCTCATCCATGGCCAGGACTTGATCGGGGCTAATTTTTAACTCAACAGCTAGTGAAGCCACCAAGTATGTAAATGAACCCCGATCTATCCTTTTGGGCTTTCATCCTCGATTACCTCAACCGAGATAAGCGAAGCTAGAAAGTCGTCACCAAATGGCGGTATTACTTCGGTACGCATTAACGCGTTATGAGCCAACCAGTAAAGATCACTGTTTTTCTCATGCTCGCGCAGCTGCTTGTACAGGCCTTGGCCTGCGTATTTTTCAAAGGCCACCTCAACCACTGGAGTAATGCTTACGATGCTTTCTCCAGTAGCCCTTACGATCTTTAGTCTTGCCATTGTTTGCCCCTTAGTTAGTAGTTATTACCAAGTACCAGTAGTTGCATAAGCAACCGCTGATGTACAGGTAAATGTCATTGATGATCGTGCATAATCCTCTGGGCCACCTGTGCCTACTGGGGTCAAGTTATTGACCAAAATAGATACTGTGTAAAGCGGATTAGTTGCGCTAATTGTTGTGCTAACTGCACCCTTTACTGGCACGATCAAAGCAGTTACGGATGTGCCGTAAGCAGCTTGCAAAGTTGCCTGTACTTTTGATGCGGCCCAATCGTTTAGAAAATCCACCTGTAGTGTGCTGGACTCCAAACCTTTTGAAAATTGATGAGACGATGCCCCCATGCTTGTGGTCTCGACTTCATCAAAGGTTTGTGTAAGCGTAATGCTTGTTACATACTCGCTTAGATCAACGGTGGCAATTTTCAGCCCCACATTATTATCTAAATAAATTGCCATCGTTTATTCCTCATCTTTCTTTTTAGTTGCTTCTCCTGGAATTGGCAGACCAAGTTTTTTTAAAACCTCAATATCTGCCGGGGTTATTTGTTGATCTGCCATGTCTACTCCCATGTAGTTAGAACGGTTATGGATAGTTCAGATGTTAATAAATCACCACTGGCAAGGCTCATAATCGATGGGGCCGAGATAGCGGTAACACTAAAGACGATCGCTGAATTAGCCAGTTTGTTAAAAACTGCGATCATGGTTTCCTCGATGCCTGCCAAGTTGCCCTGGTTGTCGAAGGCTGGCACTGTCATAATAATTTTAAAGTTTGCCTGTGGGCGAATAGCCGTTTGGTTAAAGTGACCATTGGCAGGCACAACATAAGGA